GCTTTCTTTACAGCGATTTCTTTCATTCGCTCTACAGTCTGGTTTCTCGATAAACTCAGCCCTAAAAGAGCTTCTTCAAAACCATGCTCACTAAGCACCGTAACTTTCATTTATTCATTACTCCAACCAAAGATAAGAATATCTATCAGTTCTCTCAAAATATCAATTTTTGTGTGAATTAAAAATTCTTTAAATACACACTTTTCTTTCATCTGCTCTGTTGAGAGTTCCGCAATATAGCCTAAAGCAAACCGAATAATATCTCTCTTTGACGCCAAACTTTGTAAATATTCAATCAATTCATTAATATTTACAAAGTTCGAAAAATCATACTCTTTAAAATAATTCCCAACACTCTGAATCCACAGTACATATTGAGTATTCAGGAAATTTACAGTATCAATAAACGCTTGCTTACCGGCTTTAAAAGCATTTGATAATTGTTCTGAAATCTTACTAACATCTTGGTCAGGACAATATACTGAAATACATACTCGATACTCTAAATCAAATAATGTATTCTTTGATACACGAACATTACCATCATCAGATACTGTAAATGTATAGAAGTACTTGCCATCTTTTAATACATCTCTTACATAATCAGAATGATAAATTGTGGAAATAATTCTTCTTTGAACATGCTCACTGAGTGAATTAAATGAAATCTTAGAACTTTCTGTGACATGCTCAAAAAAATTTTGAAGCGCTAAAGAAATTTTAATATCTTCAATAAACATTGTGACTCCTTTCTAAGCATCAATAGAATTCGGCCCGCTCATGGTAAAGCATGTGTCCATAAATTTTCCAGGCTCTAATTCAACAGATACGCATAAAAGCTTGTGTACAAAATCGAACTCTACTGTAAACGGAATATCATCCATCATAAGAACTTTCTCAAATTCTCTGTTATCAATCATATCATTAATCACACTTGCAATATGAATAACAATAGATTTGATAAGAATCTCATAGCGTTCCTTTTCTCCTTCACAACACACTTGATATGACTTTAATGTCATATTCAATACATTTGTCAGCATCCAAAATACACGCTCGCTTTGAAACATTTTAGTTCTCCTTCTTTGTAGGAATAATGTTTTCGTTTACCTTATTTACATTACGCTGTAATAGTACATTCATCTCTTCTTGTGTATATTCATGATTATTAAAATCAAACCATTTATTACAAAAGTCACAGAAAAATACATAAAATGAGTTATTAATCATGACTTGCCTTAAACAAGAATTGCAATTTTTACACTTTTTCATCAGTCACCTTCTTTTATAAAGTTCTTCAAATCATCCGAAGCAATCTTATATAGACATGTTAGCCTATCTGGTACTCTGGTAAAATTGTCTAAAATATACGGGTTCATAAAGTACCTTCTTCATACTGACTAAAATACCAGCAATAATTACTTTGCATATATGCGGGTTTTTTCTTTATCTGCGGTACTCTTGTATTTGTTGGCCTAATCTCATGGTCATTACTAGTAGATTCTACAGAAAAGCTCCCAAGCACACATACAAAAATAGTCGCAATTAGGATAAACACAATAAGTAGTTTTTTCACGTCGGACTCTCCGTTTCTTTGAATATAATGTTTTTCAATTTACCATAATAATTTTTGCAAGAACTTTTAGTATTGGAATTTATATGTTTTAAGGCATCTCTCAATAATTCCTTCACTTCTGCTAAATTAGTACCAGCACTCATAACTAGATTTGTAATGTTGCTGTAATACAATACTCTATATTCAAATAAAAGTAGATTCTTAATTAATCCGCTGTTTGAATCTTCTTCATCAAATTCATCTAAAGCATCACATAGTACTTCAACATTGACATGGAGATAGAAAATTTCTGCTGCAATTTTTTTACACTCTTCTATCTCATCAAGAGAGAATTTATCTACAAACTTTTGAAATAAACTTATAATATCTTGTTCAATATGATAAACTTTTTCAAAAATTTCCTGAACACTTTTCATCTTTGTCTCCAATTTACTTTATAGTGGGCCGCGTGAGACTCGAACTCACATGATACCATTAACCTTTCAGCCGCTTATAAGACGGAGGGTTTACCGGCCCAGCACTTATTAATCTTGAAACTCTAGTAGCAAAATTGTATGAAGAGTAACTGCATCAATCTTTCCTGGGGCTTTATTCATATTCTCAGAACATTCAAGAAACTTGTATTTATTGTTATCTAAAGACCATCCAGCATCTACTAGCTTGGTTAACAAATCTTCTGCTGACTCCGCATTAATTTCTTCACCAGAATAATAAAGAGTCTCATCTTTATGCTCTAAAAACATAGTACCACCGCTGGCTTTATTCTGTAAAATAATATAATCATTACTCTCACACCTTGGCACAGCTGCATATCCAATAGCCATAACAATACAAAGAATAATGAGTAATACCAAAAAAACTATTACTACTTTTTGCATAACTTACTCTCCTTATTATGTAATCTTTTCTTTCCGTGAAGGCGTCCCCAGTGAGAGTCGAACTCACAACCAACAGATTAGAAGTCTGCTGCTCTGTCCATTGAGCTACGGGGACATTGCTTTTGTCTTATATCTATATTATATCATAAGACACTGAGTTTGTCAATAGATTTTTACAAGTTAATCCACTCAATATCAGAGATATTTTCAAATCTTTTCTTCATAACTTCAATAGCACTTACATTATTATCTACTAAAATAAATTCTCTATTATTCTCTATTGCAGCCATTCCGGTTGTCCCGCTACCAGCGAAAAAGTCTAAAACCGTATCCCCAGGATTACTAGAAACTTTTATAATTCTCCTAAGTATACCTAATGGTTTTTGCGTAGGGTATCCCGTCTTTTCTTTACTATTCGTAGGAACAATGGTATACCACCACGTATCTGTAACAGTCTTACCAATTTTTGCTTTTTCTTCCCCAACTAACCCTGGAGACATGTATGGAATTCCTTCAATCTCATTATAATTAAATTTATAATAATTAAGTTTATAATTATTTTTATTTTTTACATAGAAAAGTATATTATCATGTTTAGTAGACCACTTTGTTTTAGAACGTGCACCATAGTTATATGCCCAGATAATCTCATTTAGGAAATTATCTCTGCCAAAAATTTTATCTAATAAAACTTTACAATAATGTACTTCACGATAATCAATATGAAAGTACAATGAACCGTTTTTAGATAATACTCGATACGCTTCTACTAACCTTGGCTCTAAAAAAGCTATAAAATCATCGAATGTATCAGAATAAGATTTTGTTCTCAGACTTATAGTTTCATAGCGCTTTCCTTGAAACCCACTTCTATTACCATCTTCAGAATGAATTACTTTGATTTGTGTGCGTTGTTGTGTTTTCCCAGTATTAAACGGCGGGTCAATATAGATTAAATCAATAGAATCGCTTTGTAAGCTTTTCAAAACTTTTAAATTATCAGCAAAATATACTCGATTCATAACTTTTCTCTTAGTAACTAATTTACAATGATAATGGGGTAAGAAGGATTCGAACCTTCACGGAAAATTCCGAATGATTTTAAATCATTTGTGTCTACCAATTCCACCATTACTCCAATATAACAAATCTATCCGTCAATAAATTCTGGAGATAAATACTCTTTTTGGAATTGTTCTAAATCAAGCACACTTGGAATAAAGATAATCATTGGCAATGTTGGTAAAATCTCCCCCATCCAAGCTGCATTTGATAAAATTCCTGTAGTAATAGTCAAAGGCAATTGGGAGGGGTTGATTTGTTTCCACCCGCTTTGTACCATAAAATTCTTAAAGTCAACCCACGTTTGAAAATTAACCTGAGTAGCATTTCCTTTCGCATCTTGAATAAATTTCAAAACAGGATATTTAAAATTACTGTCAAAGAATACAAATCGAACTGTGTCTTTTGCTGCACTTACCCAAGCAATACAATAATTACCATTACCATCTTTAAAAACAAATGCTGGCAACACACCGTTTAATGCATCTCTCAAATCAGAAAGAGTAGCCAACGCTGATACGGCTGGAGCAACTTCTTGATTTGGCAAAGAAGCGCAAGATGTCAGAAGGATACCAAGAACGATGAGAATAACAATACCTTTTTTCATATTAAACTCCTTTTTGAATTAAAATTTTATAAAAATCTTCTAGAATATCAATCCTGTCTTCTCGACAAATTGTGGAATTTTGTAATAATTCTACTAATTCCAACGCTATATCCATAGACTCAACAATATCAAGAACTCTTTCATCTCTACAAAATATTAAAGTCTTTGGAATATTACGGACAATTTTTACCATCTCAATTAATGATGTTTCATATAGATTTATATCCTCTCTTTGATAAGATTTCATATGTTTGTAAAAATTTTTAATAAACTTTCTCTCCAAATATTTAGCATAAAGAAAGTTTATAAATTTTCTAAAGCTCTCTTTTAATTTGCTATAAAAATTAATTATATTTTTCATTGGATACCTCAATTTAAAATTTTAATGTTTATACTAGTTTTTCTGATAAACTCTTGAATATTCACTATATAAAAACGCCTTATGCTCAGCACTAAGATTATAGTAAGATGAAAGAGACTTAATAATATGTTCATATAAAGTTTTATAGCTTATTCCAGTTTTAGCTAAAGAATATACTCTAATCTCGTTTGTCCATAATCCAGCGTCATTTCTACTTAAACAATTCGGCGTCATATTAAATGTGTTATCAGGTAAAAATTTCGAAAGATGTGTAGAAAGGCTCATTAATGGTGTGTCTACTCCAAGCATCGATACGTCTGCATAAATTAACCCATTATCGTTATATGTCGTACACCCAAAATCTATACAAAAATGTATGAAGTCAATAAAAAAATTTATCTTATTTTTTGAGCTATTTCTGTAATCATTCCAAAACTTTTCGTCAACAAATCTAGCAAAATTAACTACACACATGGTTGCTCCAATTATTATTTACACAATCTGTAATATGCACCCCAAATAATTTCTTTTCTTTGCGCTCTTGATAGTTTGTAGTAATTTGATAGCAATTCAGCTACAACTTTATAAATTTTCTTTCTATCAATAACCCGATTAAATGGAATTTTACACCCTTTGTATGAAAAAAGTATTTCAGCTTTTGCACCAAATTTTTCATCAAAGTAGTTATCTGCATAGATTGCATAACCGCTGCTTAATAGAAAACTTGTTAGTTTACCTACAGTATCTACATCACCAGTAATATATAAATGCAATCCAACACTAATTTCTTGATAACTAATTCCTTGATAACTAATTCCTCGATAGTTATAAACAAAACTTGCAATAAAATTCTCATTACCTAGTTTAAAATATATATTCATATACTTACAATTCTCAGGGGTATAAAATATGAGTCTTTTACAAATAATCAGTCAACAGCATTCTAAAATGCTCCGAAACTTCATTTTCAAATTCTGCTTGCAATTCTGAAAACATTCGTGTAACTTTCGACAAATCTCTCCCAATATTAATTTTTTGAACATCTTTTTTCCCGTCTTTATAAAAAATAGCATACACGTATAAATCACCGTTCTCCGTAGCTTGGTCTGTTTCCCAGTATAATAAATCACGTGTTAAAAATACGCTCACAGGTGAAGTATGACTATATCCAGGTAATTCATCACCGCTTATATCATTCGGCAGCGTTTCTTTATTAATTTCTATTAATGTGTAAAATACTACACATTCTTTCCCATTTATAAACTTATGTTTTGAATGTAATGAGTAATTAAAATTCATGACAACTCCATTTCACAAAGCGGTGGATAATCATTGGGTTTTTATAAAACCTATCATTATGTAAAACTATTTTTGAATGCGCTTTTTGATTTTATTCTTCACTTTCTTTTAGACTGTTAATAACAGACTTTTTTAAATTCTCCATAAAAACCATCGTATTACGCCAATCTTCAGCAGCCTGTATTACCACTTTGTGAATGTCGTATAACGAAATTTTTTCTGAAGCAAGTACAGCATCAAGCTCGTCAAGGTTACTTGGAACACGCTCAAATGCATAAGCAAACCCACCACTGATGTAAAAATTAAAATCTTTTACATATCGAACATCATCAATATAGAATGACGCATTAATACGTAAATGTTGGGGGAATTCACTAGTTCCTAGAAAATAAGAAATCATTCTTGCTCTCCTTCTTCTTCAAGAGATAATTCCTTACTTAACACTTCAGCATATTTTCCAATCTTTACTCTTGAATGAGTTTCCAGAAAATCAGAATATTCTGCATACGCATACCACGCATTAAACGCTAAAGTCTTTACATTACTGCCACGTAATCTAAAAAACAACTTGTTAATTTTTAACAAAATATATTTAACTCGGTCAGAAATCGCATCTGGGCTTTCACAAGCGACTTTATATACTTCGAATAAAACTCGCTCAATTTTATCTTCATCGTGTTGAATATAAATACTTTTTAGATTATTGGAAATATTTTCTTTTGCCTTATCAAAGAATTTCTTATAATTGAGCTTCTCTTCTGGTGTTTCTAAATTAATATTTTTTGGTTTGATGTACTTTACTACAGTTCCACAAATATTACAAGAAATTTTAGTAACTCCACTATCTTTGAAAATTGAGAATTTTGATTGTCCACACATAGGACACACAAACTTGACTTCATCTCCAGCCATTAAAAATTCCATCTCTATTATCCTTTCTTTTTTGATATTTGAAAGCCTAGATGAATAACACCTAGGCTTTCATCTTATATCTTTATAATACCACGAAATCTATCACTTGTCAAGTCTTTTAGAATAATTGATGAGCGGCTTTAATGCTGCTTCATAACCAAAAAACGAAACGGCTGAAGAAACGATTGTTAAAATGATATAGCGAATTACATCAACTAGACTAAGAGTCAGAATCGGTGAGTCGCTGGTTAATCCAAGCACAACCATCACAAACGGCATAAGTGCATTAATAACTGGAACACCAATTGCATAAAATTCTACAGGTAAATCAAGTGATTCATTATGCGCTACTTTTCTGACAACATATTTAATCAATTGTACAACCAATGTCGTCAAAACACCACTAGAAACTACTGTACCAAAATAAGCATCCATATTATCCTCCGAAAAAAAATTAAAGATTTTTTGTTAACTCAGCAGCAATAGACTTGGCGAATGTTCTAAGCTGCTGAATATCACCAGAATTATAATAAATATAGTTAAAATTAAATCCATCTAAATCTACTTCTGACTGATGAGAATATTCCGATGTTCCTGCTAAAATTTCTCTGTCTTTTGCTTCTATTCTAATTCGAACAACATCAAAAAGATTGTTCAAATATAGGAATTCATTCTTATATCTCCAATCGTCAATAATAAAAATAGAATAAGTATTTAAATCCGTCGCTAATAATTTTGCCCAAAAAATCGGAGTTATTTCTCTCCCCTTTTCACCAATAAATTGAAGCAATTTTCTACCATTGGCATCTTTATTACCATCCCAGCTAAACATATGCTTGGCGATTTGTTTTACATAATAAGCAAATGATTTTACCTCAGCATTTCTATTCTGCTTCTGAAATTCTTCCACCAACATATTTGAAAATGTGGTCTTTCCAACCCCCGCTTTCCCGCTTACTAATATAATCATTCTCTACTCCTTTCATAATCAACCTTAATAAATCAATTGAGATGATAATCGATGACTCTTGAGCTATAAAATGCTTTTCGTCTTCTTGTGTTATAAGTATAGAATTATTTGTTAATCTTGTTATTTTTACCATACTAAATACTTGATTTAGACCATAATTTGAAAGGCTCTAATTTTTTATGCAGTGCTTCTAAAATCTCTACATCACCCTTATTGTGTGATAATACTTCTTCTAATGCTTCTTTATCGCCATACTTAGCGTTTCTCCAAGCTGATTTTAAAATCGGCGTTTTACCAACAATTCCAAAGTAATCACAAGCAGCGTCTAAGGTGTTTCTGGAAAGACATAATTTTTGCTTTACTACTGAATATAAATCATATTGAAATAAAGCTTTCCATCCAGGAAACTCTAAATTATAGTGAATCGCTTTTGTTCTAACAAAAGGTAAATCATATCGAAAGTCTCCGCCATAATATGTTACAACAATATTAAAATTTGATAGGGTATTTACCAAAGATTCGATAATTCTTTTGTCAGCGTCACCTTTTCGTTCTAGCATATCTTTTTGAGTAATTACATCATAATAAATCTCTCCATCTCGCTCTTTAATACACCAAGAAAGCATTGTAGAAAAGTCTGCTTTTAGGCCATCCGCTTCAATATCTAAATACCCAATTCTAGAGCCGCTCGTTTTGTACCAGGGACGATTAATTTGCTCAGATATTGAACGTCTGTCTAATACCTTTCCCTGTGCAAAGCATACAGGGTGTTCCTCTGCCGTATGTCTATGAATACATCGAAATATATTTTTCATAAAATTTTTGTTTATTCTCCTTGTAATAAGAAATCCTTTCTTCAGCCAAATTACAATATTCTGAAGCTAGTTCAAAACCTATATAATTCCTATCCATCAACAAAGAAGCTATTGCAGTAGAGCCACTACCTATAAATGGGTCTAAAATTAAATCGCCAGAATTCGACCATGTCAATACATGTAGCATAGCTAGCTTAATAGAAAATGCCGCTGGATGTCTTGTATGAAAACTATCTTTTACACTACCAATCGAGATGTCGAAAACATTCTGTGGAATTTTTTTTGTATTCGAAGACAAAAAACTATATCTTTTTTTGTACGCACCATCCTTTTTTCTATTACACACATCATTCTCTGGATGATGTCTAAAAGTAGTTACAGGTACTAGTATAGGATTAAATACTTTTGGCTTTTCTTTACTAAAAACAAACATATATTCAAAAGATGGTGTGTATCGCTTTGCCGGAAATCCCATTGGTACTGGGTTAGTTTTTCTCCAAATCATCGTATCATTAAGCTTAAAGCCAATCTGCTTAAAGTACAATGCTTGTTTAAAACTTGTTCCAGATTCATCAAAATTTCTTGTCGAATCATTTATAATCCATACAACCCTTCCACCAGGTTTTAAAACTCTATATAAATCTTTGCATAAGTCTTCAAATTCAAAAGAATATCCTTTATAACGCCTTAAATCATCGTATGGAGGACTCGTAATCACTAAATCTATGGAATCATTATCTAAAAGCTTACACCCAATAATATTATCCATATTATAAATTTTATTAATCTCCAGCATATAACATCCTTTACTTATCAAAATTTTGTTTTATATATGCATTTATATGCTTCTTTACATTCTTTACTTGACTATTATCTAAAGTACTAAATAAATTACTGTCTAAAAACTTTCCACCAAGAGTTTTTCCAACAATCCTACATAATTTTTTAAATCTGTTACGATAATAATATGGACTTCTTTTTCCAATAATTCTTGCAAAAGCTGGCCATGTATATATCCCAGCTGCATACAGAATAATTACATCTAACCGACTAAATTTTCCGCTTTTTTCTAAATTATGTATTGTTTTCTCTATATCAATAAGATCATCTAGCTCTTCAGAAATTTGGCCTTTAGCCCTTATTATTTCTCTGGATAATAATAATGTTTCTACTAATGCACTCATAATCCGCACTCCGCTTGATAAGCGCATAAAAAGCAAGCTCCATTAAATATTCCGTTTCTTGGAAAATTATTTGCTCTAATTCCATTTACAACGGATATAACAACATCATCAAAAAATACTTCTGAAAGCTTTGTATGTTGAAATTCTATTTCCTTGTCTTGCAATAAAGAAACTAAAACAACTTTTGGTTGCTTCTTAAATATCTTTTTATACGCTCGTTCATAAATAATACATTGAATATCATTATCAATATTATTTGGTATTTTTGATGTTTTCCAATCTATAACTGTGTTATCATGAATCCTATCAAATCTACCAACAAATGTAATTCCATTTATTTCCACTTCAAATGGATATTCAACTAAATCACTTTCACCAATATATTTTTTATAATTTAAAAAATTTTTAGCGCAAAGCAAAAATTTCTTAATCTTATCTTCTGAAATTCCATCATCCCGTAAAAAAGTTAAAGTAGTTTCAATATTAGATAGATAAGATGGATCATCCTTATAGCGTTCTATTAATCTGTGAATATCTAACCCAATTCTAGAATCGACATTTACTTTACCGCCTAAAAGCTTTTTAGAAGAGTCTCCATATTCTTTGTAAAGTTTATATTCCATTGGGCAAGATAAATATGATTGTACCGAAGATTTACTCAGTCGCATATAGTCTCCAATGTGTTAGCGAACTTTCTCTGGTTCGCTGACTCTGTTCTCCACATTTCAAATTTTCTAACAAGAGTATCATATTGCAATTTCATCTCAGTAAGCTGGCTTCTTATATCTGCTAATTTTAATCGTTCTTCATAAATTTCGTTGTTAATACCTTTAAATTTCCATGTAGATTCAATATAAGCCATAGAAGGTTGTTTGCCATTTTGGAAATATTTCGGATTTGTAGATACTTCTTCAACTACTTGGGCTTCTAAAAATTTTACTCTTAATTCAAGAACTTCTTCTTCATATGTTAATTGTTTAATCTTTAGAATTAAATCTTGAAATTCATTAAAATCAATTTGAACTTGCATTTTATAGTTCCTCAAACTTTCTTAAAATTGATACGAGAAATGAGTAGTCTTCCCTTTCACTTAAATATTCTTTATTCTCTAAAATATCGTAGTTTAAATTTTCATCAAATCCAGGAAAACCTAAATGTCTCTCTAAGACATCTGAAATTACTTTTTCTGATTCACCAAGCGCTCTTGAAATTTCTTGGGCGGAATAACCACGTAAGCATAAATAACACGGGTAGTAATCAGCCCGCTTGTCTATCTCTTCTTCTGGAATTCCAGATATAATTGATAATGCTTTACGTAATTGTTCCCAGTTCATAATTAAGTACCTAATAAAATATTCTCACTAATATCTCTTTGAATTCTAGTAATCTCATTAATAAGCCATGCAAAATCTTCTATATCCATTACTACAAAATCTTTTACACCACTTCTAGCATTCTCAAAATGCGCTATTAATGCCGGAAAACTATTAGTTTGCATTGCTTCCATTTTTATTTTATCTAACCATTCTTTTCTAAGATGAAAATATTTCCCTTCTTTGTTTTCTTTCATGTAACCAGTTTTTGCTTCTAGTCTCAACTTTCTTGGAAAATATTCTACATCACCTACAATATCTCCACATAATAGCCCTTCATGTAAGGCTGTACCCATTGCACCGCTGGCTGGTACTTTTTTAAACTTTGAGCCATCTATTAATTTATTTAACTCAACAGTCATATCCCGCTCAAATTTTGAGCCTTTTTGTTTTTGTCTATTAGTCATCAAATTTATACCCCTTTTTATCAAAATTAGAAATTCTTCCACAGTCTGCTTCATACTTTAACGGGTATATACCATTTTTACCATGTCTATTTTTCGCAATAATTACTTCAAGAATATCATTTTTTGCTTCTTTATTGTAATAAGCATCTCTATATAAAAAGATAATCAAATCAGCGTCTTCTTCAATATTCCCAGATTGCCGTAAGTCTGATAACATTGGTCTTTTATCATCTCTGGCTTCTACACCACGATTTAATTGTGATAACAAGATAATCCCAATATTTAGACTCTTAGCTAAAATTTTTAATCTTCTAGTAATACGACCCAGTTCATGTGTTTGACCTTCATCTCTTTCTGTCATTAATTGTAAGTAATCAATCAATACAACCTTTACACCATGCTTTCTAACCATTTCTCTGGTAACATTCTCGATATACTCTATTGTTGCCAAAGCGTTTGTATCAAGAATGATTTTTTTCTGCTTGAAAACTTCTATAGCATCTTTGATTTTCTTTGCCATAGACTCATCAATAAAACCACGATTAATTAGTAATGTATCAATTCCAGTTTCAATACCAAGAAATCTCTCAAAAAGGGCTTGTTTGTTCATTTCTAATTCAAAGACAAGAACTGGATTCTCGGTTTTTAATGCAATATTACAAAGTAATTGCGTTTTCCCCATTCCAGGACGACCACCAATAACCCATAGATGGGATGGAATAATTCCGTTCGTAACAAGATCTAAATCTTCAATACCCAAATGCAATCCAGTAATTCCTGGGTTGCTGATTTTATTCTCTAATTCTTTTATACCAACAGAAATAAAATTAGTCAGCAGTTCAGTATCTTGTGTAACACTTACATTCGAAAGTTTGCTCAGTAAATTCTCAAGACTTGAAATAGTTTCCGAAATATTATTGCCATTCTTTAAAGCTTCTTTTGCTTCACTTAACTTAGATAACAGAAGTCTCTTTTGAAAGTCTAAAATTACTTGCTCAGCATAGATTTTATAATTCGCTCTGTCACAATCTAGGTTAAATAAATAAGTAATAACACTTTCATTAACATCTTTTAATTTGTTTTTACTCTCTAAATAGGAAATAAGTAACTGTTCTGTTAATGCCGCACCATTATTTACTAAATCTTTAATGGCAGCAGCAATGGTTTGATAAATAACAGAACTGTACACATATGTTGGGACTTCAATAATCGAAAGAACTTCAGGATAATTTAATTGCGTTGCCAGAAGAATTTCCTCTGTGTTCATTTATCTTTTTTCTCCAATCTTCTGCTAACTGGTATGAAAAATCTTTGGTTGTATCCAAAAAATTCTTCTTACACAAATAAAATAAAATTCCACCAATCTTATCTGTATTTATGGATTCACTCACTACAATATCTAATATTGCTTTAAAAACAATTTTCCATCCGTATAGCTTGACCGCTTTTCTAAAAATTATCAATTCGTTTGTATTTCCTTGCTTGTCCATACATGCCCAATAAAACATAGCAAGTAGCTTTCCACGGTCTTTCTCTTCTTGTTGCAATAATTCCCAATATGTATTTGCCAGGTTTTCCATAGTTTATAACTAAAATTTGTTTGGCAAGCCCCATACATAAATTATATGGGGCTTGCCAGAACTTAAGTTATTTACCCGAATAGAGCATTAACAGCACTTTGAATTTCCTCTACTTCACCTTCAGGAACACTAGGAACTTCTGGTGCATTGTGTGAAGTACGAGAATTTAGAATATCTCGAATGCTGACACCCTTATAAATAAGCTTCATCTCTTCATTCGTCAATCGAAGATAATGTGCATTTTGCAAATCATGCGGAGTAAGCTGGCCAATGTCTTCCGGAATAAACACTTTTGCTGGGTTGCTATTTACTACAAAATCTTGCTCCTTTTTATCATTTGGATCAACCCGAATCGCAAAATTCCACGCTTGAATTGGGGGGATTTTCCCATCAAATTTTTCAATAATTTCTCGATAATCGTCTTTATCATCAATCATTGTCGACGGGTCAATAAGAAACTTCTTCAACTTGTCAAAAATTTTAACTCCAATTCGCAAAATATGAACACGATTTAAAGGTTGCGCTTGAACTCCAACAAGTGAAGCTTTACAACTATTACAAGTCATGACCTGAACATCTTTATAATATTCCCCACAATTTGGACAAACAATTGCTGGAGTAGTCTCATAAACATTCAAGAGATACTTTGAAGACATCGGGAAAAAGTCTGAATGATTGCGGTAAGTTTTTGGATTTTCTCGATATAACTGTCGGTTCGTAGCACAAAACTCACAGTCTTTTCCATTACATTCTACAAATGAACGCAACTTTGGGATATAATGAACATCTAAGATTTCAACATCATTAGACAAAATTCTAAATGTGGTCTTTTGCCCCAAAATAACAAACGGCAATTTCTGGTACGCCTGAGATTTCTTATCGGTTGTTTGAACTTCTTCAATTTTCATCTTATTTTACTCCTGTTTATTATTATTTAGCAACGACTGAACGTTTTCTTGTGCTTGCAATAGTAACTCTTGTGGGTCAATCGACATATCTTGTATATATTGTGCTGCACAAATTCTTTCAGCAATTTGTAAATATCTGATAATTGTTGTTAAATTATCAACATTCAATCCAAGCTTGTCACTAATATCTAACTCAAACTCTAATGTCAACGGTTCATATTGTGATATTTGATATGTTCTTTTATGCTTTACATTCATTATTCCTCCAATACAAATGAATTCAATCTATTAACTGTATTATAACACATTCTTTTAATCTTGTCAAGAGCTTCGGAATTATTGGATAGATACTCTAAAGTAGCTTGTAAACCTAACCCTAGTTTTTCATCTTCAAACTTATATAATGGACCTGATAATGTGATAACTCCTAACTCTCTTGCAAAATTAACAATGTCTTTTAATTTATCAATCCCTTGACCATAAATTAGTGGATATGTATTGGTTCTAAAACTCTTTCCATTAGAATTTTTCTTAATGACATATTTAACTAAATTACCAACAATAGCATCACTTTCTTTTATGTCCTCAGCTTTTGATAGCATAATGTTAAGAGAACTTGCATGTTCTAATGCATACCCACCAGGTGTAGAATATCCACCAATATATGAGCCAATCTTTGCTCTAACTTGGTTTACAATTACTACTGCAACATTATTAGCATTAATTTGATGGAAGTAGATTCTAACAAATTTTGTAAATAATGACGGAATTAACGCTACATCTCTTTTCTCAAAATCAACTTCATCTTTCTCTTTTCTTGGGGCAAGGGCACCAACACTGTCTAGCACAATTAAAGAAAATTTTTTACTTTCTATTCCAAGCCCAAGAACATTCAGTGCGTCTTCGGCAGTATTTGGTTGTACAATAATGAATCTCTCATCTTTTTGATTATGCTTCGCACCAACAATATATTCTGCATATTCAATATCCAACTTATTTTCTGCATCCACATACAAAATATTATTGCCACTTTGCAAAGCTTCTCTAGCAATGGACAACGCTAGCGTAGTCTTCCCAGCCCCAGGTGCACCATAAATTGTTGTGATTCTACCCATAGGAATTCCACCAATTTCTGTACATATATCTAGGCTTAGTGACCCAGTCGAAATTGATTTTATTGCTGGTTCAGGAATTACATCTTCTCCAAACTTTGACTTTACTTCTTCTAGAAAATTATCAAATGTTTTCTTTGCCATAACGTCTCTCTTGAAGCATTTTATGAAGATTTTCGGTTGTTGTTACAATACACGTATCAACATTATCTGCAGGATTAATACTATAAATAATAATACTACCATCTACGTCATAACGATATGGAACTTCTTCTAAAGTATCTTTATTAATTACAATAAAATTTGCCATCGTATTCTCCTAATGTGTCCAATATTTTTCAACACTACTTTCAACAACTGCTGGAATTTCACCTAAATAAGGTTGTTCAGCTAATAACATCTGCTCTTCTACAAATTTTTTTATTTCATCGGCACACTCTTCTTTCGCTTCAATTAGAATTTCATCATGAACTGTCCCAATAATTTTAAGCTTGCTACCAAAAGGGTTTTTATAATAAATGTTACACAAAGCTTGCTTTAAAATATCTGCACCAGTTCCTTGAATAAGATGATTAAATCCTTGCTTTGTTAAAGAACGAGTATATTTATACTTTTCTTTTTCAGAAGAGAAAGCAAACTTTCTTTCGAAAAAGCGCTTTCTACCAAGAACTGTTGTAGAATATCCCCTATCTAGAATCTGTGTTTCAAACGCCACCTTAAATTTGCTTAATACTGGATAGCCAGAATAAAAAGCTGTGATAATTTTTTCTGCATCATCTACAGAACATCCTAAAGCATAAGATAATCCGTGCTTATTTGCTCCATATAAAATACCAAAGTTATATCCTTTTGCTTTGTTTCTTTGCTCTTTTGTCACTTGTTCCATCGGAACTTGAAAAACAAGTGCAGCAGTAGCCGTGTGCATGTCTTTGCCTATTTTATAAGCATTAATAATAGCAGGTTCTTTTGAGATCGCTCCAGCTAATCTATATTCTTGCTGAGAATAATCAATATCAATGATTACATATCCATCTTCAGCAATAAAAGGTCTGCGGTATTCTGCTCTCCTAGGAATATTTTGTAAGTTTGGATTCGATGAGCTAAATCTACCAGATCGTGCGGCTAATTGATTAAACTCTGAATGAACTCTACCAGTATTTTTGTTTATATTCTCTAAAAATTTTTCTCCATAAGTCGTGACTAGTTTTTTCAACCCACGATATTCAAGTAGCAAAGAAATAAACTCATTATTTTTATATTCTTCTAGTTCTTTTTCTTCAGTAGATTCTACTTGAATACCTAAAAATGATAAAATCTTTTTTACTTGTAAAGTAGAACTAAGATTTAATTTTTCAAATAAGATTGATTCATTCCCTTCTACTTGTTTCCCTTCTAGTTCCTTTTGGCACTTCTTTGTCTTTACAGAGATACCGAATGTCTCAAAAGCTTCTAAAATACTCTTATCTTTTACTTTATCAATCAATATATTCTTTAATCGTGAAGCGATTTCTTCTGATTGCATAGCAGCTACCTGGCTAAGCTTCACCCACTCATCTCTATCTAATTTAATTCCATTAATCTCCATGGAAACTACTACTGGTAATAGCCTGTTCTCTAAATCTAACACTTTCACATGTTTCTGACGAGAAACTTCTTCTAATTGCTTTTGATAAATACTGGGCAAATACTTTACATCTTCTACAGCGTAAAATAACTGCTCTTGACTAATCTCAGAATCATCAGTATAAAAGGTTTCTCTAATCGCTTTATTTAATTGAACTCCACAATACTTAATAACAAGACTTTCTAATGACGGGAATCTACTATCTGAAGGATTTGTATTAATAATCACTTCAGCATTCATCGTATCAAATAACTTATCTAAAATTATTCCAGAATTAGCATATAAAAACTTTACATCAAATTTTAAATTGTGCCCAACTAAAGTACAATTTCCACCACTCAGCAACATTACAATATATCTGATAATATTTTTATCTAAATTATCTGTATTAAATACTAAATATTCTTCTCCATCATAAACTGTGATAAGTCTAAGTTTATCTTCAAATGGGTTTAATCCAGATGTTTCTGTATCTATGTACAGAACATCTTTTTGAATCATTCCTTGTAAACTTTTTATACCTTGCTGAAGATTCTCTTCTGTTACGTATAGCATACTTACCCCAATCTAAAAATAAATTGGAAAAAATATAAAAATACTAGACTAATAAATGCTTCACTAAACTTATACTTCTGTTTCATTGTCTGTTTCCTTTCCTAACTTTTTATTTATTATATCATATTATTGCTGTATTGTCAAGACTTTTTACACAATTCCTACGGTCTCGAATGAGCGTTAGCGAATGAGAGACCGTCTGTCTCGACTTTAGCGTTTACACTAATAGCAAAATACCAAAATTTTTTTTCATGCTCTTTTGCAAATTTTTGCACACTTAGAATGTGCATTAGTTTGCACTTTAGCATGGTGAATTATTTTTATAATAAAAGTTTAAGTATTAAAATCTATTAAAAGATGAACCACTACTCCCGCTCCGCAAAATTATTTCAAAAAAAAACCAAAGTTCTTATTAATATTAATTTTTATTTATAATATTGGCTTCTAATTGCGGGATTGACTTTATATTTTATTTTAATCACTTTATTAGTGATTCTTTTTATTTCAAGTCTTGTCCCCGCAATTATAACGATGTTGTCAAGTTTAAATTTATTATAACATATAATTTTGAGTTTGTCAATAGTACAAATGTTCTATAATAGATATTTGTTCTATTTTATTCAATCCATATTATACCATAGAACATTCATTCTGTCAAGGGTATTGACAAATCCATTGAAATATGATATAATAAGATTATCGGATATTATTCGTTGGTTATGGAGGTACTATTTTATGGGAATAAAAACAATGCACGGCTCTAAGAGCATAATTGAAAGAGCTAAAGATGATTTTTATGCAACCGACCCAAAAACTTTACGATTATTTTTAAAAGCGTTAAAAAAGAATGGTCAAGAATCTTTAATTCAAAACCCAATTTGGGAATGCGCTTGTGGGACTGGGGATTTATCGTTTTAGGCAAGAAGACTCCATCCTCTTTAGGATGGAGATGAATTGCTAACATAATCTTTTAAAATTTTAATTATTAAGTTGTTAAAACTTCTACTGTCTTGTTTTGCTAAATTTTCTAATTGTTTTTTCAACTCCTTTGGTATTGTGATTACAGTTCTTACATTGTCTTTAGAAATTGCCATATTACATCACCTCAAAATGATTATATCACTATTACATCTATTTGACAATGTGATTACACTATGATATAATTAAATTAAAAAGGAGGTGAAATGCTGTGTTAAAGGCTTACAGATATAGATTATATCCAAATAATAAGCAAATAGAATTAATCAACAAAACTATTGGATGTTGTAGATTTGTGTATAACTACTATCTAAACAAAAGAATTGAGCTATATAAAACAGAGCATAAAACGTTTGGATATAACTCTTGTGCAAAAGATTTAGCTAATCTTAAAAAAGAATATGTTTGGCTAAAAGAAGTAGACAGCATTTCACTCCAACAAACATTAAAAGATTTGGACACAGCATATAGCAATTTCTTTAAAGGTAGTGGCTTTCCTAAATTCAAAAGTAAGAAAAATCCTAAACAATCCTACAGAACTCAAAATGTTAACAATAACATTAAAATAGAAAATAGTCGCATTAAACTACCTAAATTAGGTCGGGTAAAGTTTTCTGATAGTAGAGCATTCACAGGCAAAATAGTATCCTGCACAATCACTAAAACAAATACAAACAAGTATTTTGTATCTGTTTTAGTTGACACTGAAATAAGAAAGTTGCCTGAGAGCAATAATATTTACGCCTTTGACTTAGGCTTAAAAGAATTTTTAATCGATTCTAATGGTAACCACATTGATAACCCAAAAGTATTTAAAAAATATGAAAGTAGGTTAGCTAAACTTCAAAGACAACTTGCCAAAAAGCAAAAAGGTCGTAAAAATTATGAAAAGCAAAGAATTAGGATAGCTAAACTTCACGAAAAAATAGCAAATGCAAGAAATGATTTTTTGCACAAGTTATCCTCAAGGATTATTAACGAAAACCAAGTAATAATCAGTGAGGATTTGAATGTGCAAGGAATGTTAAAAAATCATAACCTTGCAAAATCTATAGTAGACGTATCGTGGAGTGATTTTTGTAGAATGTTAGAATATAAGGCTAATTGGTATGGTAGAGTATACCATAAAATTAACCCTTGGTATGCATCATCTCAAACTTGTTCAGAATGTGGCTATGTTAACAAAGAAATTAAAAAACTATCTGTAAGAGAGTGGGTTTGTGAAAACTGTGGAGCTTTCCACCAAAGAGATGAAAACGCTGCTAAAAACATATTAAACCAAGGGTTAAAAGAATTAGGAGTAGCTTAATTATATAAAATAGTAGGGTAGGAACTACCCGAATTTACGCCTGTGGAGATAGTAGGTTACGAGGTTAATGAAGCAGGAATCCCCCACTTCTAAAAGTGGGGGAGGTTCAATGGATACCGGAGGATAATAAAAATGCTTAGAGATATTGAGAAAACACCTAATTATTTCGGTCAACGATTTATGGAAAATGATGATTATTATTTTCCAAATTCTACTACTTTAATCGCTTTTATGAAAGCTCTAAAAGAAAATGGTCAAAAAGATTTAATTCAAAATCCAGTTTGGGATGCAACAGCGGGTATAGGTACATTTTCTAAAGTCTTACTTGACGCAGGATTTGAAGTTTTTTCTACAGATACTAAAAAACTGTGGGATGGGACTTCTGAAGAAATTAACTTTTTTAAAGATACTAGAAAGTGGAATGGAACTATTCTGTTAGCACCACCTTTTAAGCTAACAACAAAATATTGCTATGCCGCATTAAATCATCTAAATTCTGGAACAATACTTTATTTTGCTAAAATTAATCTATTAGAATCAAAAGAACGTGCTAGACTTTTAAAAGAAGTTCCTTTACATTCTATTTGGTTTCATTCTACTAGACAAATGATGATTAAAAGTTCTGATTTTCTTACAACATACTATTCAACGGTCTTTTATGCGTGGTTTGTTTGGAAAACAGGATTTAATGGTGATACTAAATTATATTGGATTTAAACTATGAATAAGCCTAGACGTTGCCCATATTGTAATGCTTTTTATACAAACCTGGAACAACATATACTTGAACATAATGTGGTCTATGTTCCAATTCCTAGAGAAAGTTTAGATAATTTATTAGCATTTATAACTACTGCTAATACAGCTTATCTAAGTGAAGCGTTTGTTCGTTATTTGGTTAATTTTATTACAGAAGTAAAAAGGAAGGATTTAACAAAATGATTTGTCAATTATGTAAAAAACAAGTAGATAAGCTTAGAATCTTAGCTATTGATAGACCTTTTCGAGAAAACTTATACGTATGCTATTCTTGCTACGAAAAAGCTCAAAAAGACGGAAAAATAACAAATTTTGATAGAAAAAGAGTATAATTAATTATGGAAAAAGATTTTTTTGAATACAAAAATTCGTATAACTTAGAGAACATGACACCCAATGATGAGGCGACTTTAGAAGCCTTGCTTACATCGATTGATAGGAAAAAGGAATTAGATAGAAGAATTGAAGCAATCTTGAAGAGCGATGATTTATCTGATTCTGATTTATTTCAAGTAAAGACTTTACAGGAACTATCTGGTAAGCTTACTGGAGAAATTTCTTCTTTACAAGAGACATTAAAAATTTCCAGAAAATCTAGGGGAGAAAAAGAACAAGATGTTCGTAATTTCATTGAGAAATTAAAGTCAGATGCTAGAAGATATGCCGAAAATAAGTTTCAATGGATTTTTTGTCCAAAATGTAAAACACTTGTGTCCATGGTGTGGTGGTTAGACCAAGATGCAGACCAAACAATAGAAATTACATGTCCAAGAAAACTGGATGGTCATATATGCGGTCACAAGTTTAGAGTAAGTTCCTCTGAATTAAAAAGCCAAGGTGGAAGAAATTATTCAGAAATACCTGATGCACTAAAATAAAGGGTAAATAATTATGATAACATTTGTTGGTGCGGGAAGACGTGTTGAATTATTGCGAAAATTTTATGAGCTTGATACTGTTCAAGCTATTGAACTGGATAAAAATTGTCCTATTTTTAAAGCTGATTTTCCTGTATTTCGGTTATATGTAGATGATTTAGATGCTTATAAGCATGGTATAGTGATACCATTACAAGATAATGTAGCGGCTAATTTTTCGCAGAATTTATTAAAGTACAACAATGTAATAGTATCTCCATCGGCTCATTTATGTTATGATAAGAAAACATTTGAAGACTACGCAAAGATTTGTTCTTGGGGAGAGTATTATCCTTTTCCGAAAGTTGGTAACGTTGTATTAAAACCAAGATATGGGCATGGGTCTGTTGGTATACAATATCAATTTTTAGTGTCGCTTAATAATATTCCATTTGATTATGTAGCACAAGAATATATCCCAGGAAAAGAATATACCGCTGATTGCTTTTTTGATAATGACGGACATTATGTCTACTCTGTTGTTCGTGAAAGAATTAGAGTATGTGCTGGAGAAATTATTGAATCACAAATTGTTGATAATCAAAAAATAACGGAAATTTGTAAACTATTTGACAGTCGATTAAATGAATTATCCTTTCGTGGTGCAGTAAATATTCAATTTATCCAAAACGAAAGTGTTACTAGAATTATTGAAGTGAATACTAGATTTGGTGGTGGATATACATTATCTATTGAAGCCGGAATGCCAGCCCATAAATGGACTTTAGACCTTGCCCATAATAACCCTATTTTTACAGATAATATAAAAATTAAAAAGCTTAAAGTAATACGGTCATTTAGAGACCATTATTTTGAAGTACAGGAATAATACTTATGTTGCTAATTAATGGTGATGCAATAGAAGAGATGAATAAATTGCCCGAACATAGTGTAGATTGCATAATTACTGATTTACCATATGGCACAACAGTATTAAAATGGGATGTAGTTATACCATTTGAAGATATGTGGAAAGCTATAGATCGAGTAGCTAAAAACACAACACCTATTATATTATTTGGTATTCAGCCATTTACATCAAAGCTTATATGCAGCAATCTTTCTATGTTCAAATATGAAATCATATGGAAAAAGAATCAATCTGGATTTATTAATGCAAATAAAATGCCAATAAGAAATGTAGAGAATATTCTTGTGTTTTATAAAAAGCAGCCAACATATAATCCTCAGGGTCTTATTAAAATAAATAAAATACTTAAAAATGTTGAAAGTAAAAAAAAACATATAACAAGACAAATGGATTATCTTCTCATAATGGTGGAAGATTTAAATCAGATACTTATATTCAGGAATATACAAATCATCCAACGCAAATAATTGAGTTTAAGAAAGATAAAGATAATATTCATCCGACACAAAAGCCAATAGCATTGTTAGAGTATTTGGTAGCTACTTACTCTAATCCTGGCAACACAGTACTTGATTTTGCTATGGGTAGTGGGACTACAGGGGTTGCATGTAAACGCCTTAACAGAGATTTTATTGGAATTGAAATTAATAAAGATTATTTTAATTTTGCTACAGAAAGAGTAAATAAAGGGTAATATTTTATGGATACATTAGGGTCATTAATTGATAAATTGTTTACTACGGATATGAAATTATTCTTATCACAAGAAGATTTTTATATGATTCGCGGGATGACCTTTGAGCAATTTAAGGAAAAATATTTTTCTTCTGAGGAAAATTGTAAAAAATTGTATGATTTATTTAATAAGGGTATAGATTTGAACCTTCAAAGAAATCAACTAATAGATGAAATTGATAGTTTATTAGTTCAATTCGGCAAAGATGTAAGGTTTAGAAAAGATTTACATAAATATAAACAATTAAAACATAAAACATATGACCACAGAAAGGGGTAATTATGCTCATTAATGGAGATTCTTTACAAGAACTAAAAAATTTACAAAGTAACAGCATTGATGCAATTATAACCGACCCGCCATATGAGATTGGATTTAGGGGATTTAAGTGGGATAAAACTGGTGTTGCTACCAGTAAAGATATTTGGATGGAATGTTTTAGAATTCTAAAACCTGGGGGGCATTTGATTAGTTTTACAAGTACTAGAACATACCATAGAATTGCCACTGCTATTGAAGATTCTGGACTAGAAATTCGAGATATGTTAGATTGGATTTATAATAACGGATTACCGAAAACACCGAATTTGGGGAAGTTTAATATAAAGTTTTCTGGAATTCATAGTGAATTAAAGCCAGCTCATGAGCCGATAGTTCTAGCAAGAAAGCCGCTGTCTGAATCTACAGTATTACAAAACTATCTAAAATGGAATGTTGGTGGATTGAACATAGATGCAACAAGAATTCCTGTAGATACAAAAGATAAGGCATACTTCAATACAAGTTCTGAATTTGGAAAACAATACGAAAATGAAATGCCATTTAGTATGTATCATAAATACAAAAGAAGTGGTGGGAATTCTTTAGGTAGATTTTCAGCAAATGTAGCAGTAACAGATTCAGCTTTAAATACAAAATACGATGCAGATGGTTCAAAATATTTCAATATTGATGTTTGGGCAGAACGTTTTGGAATATTGCAATTCTCAAAAGCAAGAAAAGAACGAAAAGAATTTTTTCACCCATCGGCAAAACCATTAAACCTGATGATGTGGTTAGTCTCTTTAGTAACTAAAGAAAATCAATGTGTATTAGACCCATTTTGTGGTAGTGGTACAACATTAGTAGCTGCAAAAATGCTTGGGAGAAATTTTATTGGTATTGAAATTAGTAAAGAATTTTATGAGATTACTAAGAAAAGACTTGAGAGCTTAGAGAAATATGATACCCATAAGTAAGCCATATTTACCGGCGTTGAGAAGCGCAATTGATGTTATAAACTCAGGATGGATTTCTTCTTCCGTTCCTGAGAAATACTCATATATTGTGAAGACTACAAAGTTATTACAAGATATGACAGGTAATTTGGTATTGCTTACCAACAATGGAACATCAGCTACGCACTTAACAATTAAATGTTTGCGTCAGTTTTATCCAAATGTGAAGTTAATTTTTACGTCAAATAATTCTTATGTAGCTGCATGGAATTCAGTTTTATTCGAAAATTATCATATACCAATTCCAATTGATGCGAACATTCACACTTGGAACATGGATTTAGATTTGCTGATTGCAGCGCTATTTAGGAATCAATCTAGAAGCGCTGTTCAATACGTACATAATTTAGGAAATATTATTCCAATTTTAGACTTAAATTGCCCAATTATAGAGGATAATTGTGAAGGATTTTATTCTGGGTACTCTAAAAGTAATCTGTCTCTATGTGCAAGTATTTCATTTTTTGGGAATAAGTTATATACTTCTGGAGAAGGCGGAGCATTTTTAACAGATAGAGAGGATGTGTTTGATTTTGCTAAAAGAACTGCGTATCAGGGGCAAACAGATAAAAAATTTATTCATGATAGACTTGGATTTAATTATAGAATTACTAATGTTCAGGCGGCAATTCTATATGATAGCTTAAGACTGTTTGAAACAATTGAAGGTGAGCGGCAAAGGGTTTGGGATGCTTATATGGATTGTTTAAAGGATTACAATGTTCAAAAGATTCTATATAAACATAGTCATTGGCACTTTGCAGTTAGGATTCCTAGAAATAGTTCTTATGATGCTATTGAGAAATATATGAGAGATGCCGGAATAGAAGTGCGACCTATGTTTTATCCATTTAGTAGACATAAGCATTTATCAAAATATGCTGGGCAAGAAAAAATAGCTACAATACTGAATAATGAATGTGTTGTTTTACCCACATATCCGGATTTACGAGATGAAGAAGTAATTTATATTAGCACAATATTGAAAAGGTATATAAATGATAGGGTTTTATAATCATTTTGGATTTGGAGATATTTTTATTAGTAGGGAGTTTGTTAGACAAACTTGTGATTATTTTGGAATTCCTACAAAGTTAGCTACTTATTATCATAATAAAAATTTTAAATTTTTTATAGACATTCCAATGCAAGAAGAAGCACTAATAAGTATGCTAAGCACTTCTAAATTTATTATAAAGAATGATAATATTACTTATATAAATACATGGATTGGTAGAGACTCTAAATACGTTCTCCCTGGAATTGCTTGCACAATTAAAAAATATATAGAAATGTACAGAGACGCCGATATTCTTATTCCAAATGATGAATGGTTATATATTCCATCTATTAATTTTGAAGAGATTTACCGACAAAGACAAAACCCATTCTGTGGATTTAATAAGCATTGTGTTTTAGTCTGTAATGGTGATGTTCTAAGTGGGCAATCAAAAAATTTTGATTTTGCACCAATTATAGAAAAATTAGCAAGGAATCATAAAGATAGAACATTTATTCTAACAAAAAAGACTGGTATAAAATTAGAGAATGTATTGCACACAGATGATTTTACCGGTGGTATTGGAGATTTATTTGATATAGCGTGGTTATCAGAAAATGTTTGTGACGTAATAATTGGACGAAGCTCTGGGCCTTTTGTCTTTTGTCAAACAAAGAATAATTATATGAATCAAGACAAAAGAATAGTATCTTTTACATATACTAAAGAAGGCGCTCATGCGTTTTTTGGTGCAAAAGCTAAATTATATTGGAGTAATGATTTCTCTTTTGATAATATTTATAAGACTATAGAAGGTACATTATGAGAACATTAATTGGAATGGTTACATATGGTAATGCCAGATATACAAAGTTAGCGCTAGACTCTGTTAAGGAATATGATAAATTTATTGTTATTGGTAAATTTGGAGATGATGAAACTGTTGAGTTAGTAAAAAATTATTCTCATATTTATCATACAAAGAATAGAGGATTTCCAGCGTCACTGAATGACATTTTTGATTATTTTCTTAATAGTACTTATGATAATTTAGTACTTATGGGAAATGATGTTATTGCTTACCCATATGCAATAAAATCTATGGAACAATTGTCTACAGAATATGATTGGGTATCTTCTAATCAAATTTCAGTAAAAGATTTAATCTGGATATTCCCAAATCTAAAAGAAAGTTTTAAAGATAATCATGGGTATAAATTTGATGGGAGCGCTCCATGGGAAGCGTTTAGCGGATATGAAGATAAAGTAGAAATATTACCGGCTCAATTAACAGATTGTCAAAATCTAAATCTATATACGAAAAAAGCTATTTTATCTGTTGGATATAATGATGTAAATTTTTGGCCAAACGGATATTTCGGGGATAATGATTATGTCTATAGAGCTAAATTAGCCGGAGTAAAATCTTGCACTAGTAAATATTCTTATTACTTTCACTTTTGGTCAAGAACAATTTATGAAGCCGAAAAGAATAGACAAAACAATGTTTATTTTGAGAGAAATAAGAAATATTATATAAGCAAATGGGGAGGGTTACCTGAACAAGAAAAATTTGATAAACCATTTGGAGATGGGATGTTTCATATTGGGGAAAAAACATTTTATAAGTGGAACTATGATTTTAATAGAGATATGGAAAATTATTTTATATCTTATTGGAGTAGCCGATGATAGACCATGAAGAGATGAGAAGAAGGCAGTTATTACCATTAAAAGATAAAATAGACTTATCAGCTGAAAGAATTGAAAATTGGTATGATCATTGGAAAGGGATGGTATATGTCGCTTTTTCTGGTGGAAAAGATTCAACAGTATTATTACATTTAGTTAGAAGTATTTTTCCAGAAGTCCCAGCAGTTTTTTGCGACACTGGTGTAGAATTTCCTGAGTTAAAAGAATTTGTAAAAACAATTGATAATGTTATTTGGTTAAAACCAAAATTAACTTTTTTTGATGTAATAAAAAATTATGGTTACCCTGTTGTAAGTAAAGAGCAAAGTGGGTACATTGAGCAGTTTAGAAAGACAAAATCCGAAAAGCTGAAAGAAAAATTACTAAAGAAAACGGGTATTGGAAGAATATCTGAAAAACATCGTTATCTTATTAATGCTCCATTTAAAATATCAAACAAATGTTGTCAAATTCTAAAGAAAAATCCAGCTAGACGTTATGAAAAAGAAACTGGAAGGTTTCCTTATACTGGGGAAATGGCGTATGAGAGTAGACTTAGAAAACAGAATTATTTACGATTTGGTTGTAATGCGTATGATGCGGTAAATAAAGTTTCTAGGCCGCTATCTTTTTGGTTAGAAGATGATATTTGGGAATATATTCAAAAGTATAAAATCCCATATGCGTCTATCTATAACAAAGGGTATTCAAGAACAGGTTGTATTTGGTGCTTATATGGTGTAGAGAACGATGGAAACATCAATAAAATACAAATGTTAGAGAAAACTCATCCAAAGTTACACAAATATTGTATTGAGAAACTTGGATATAAAGAAGTTTTAGATTATATGAAAATCCCTTATAAATTACCTTCAGATAATTGGTGGTCAGATGATTGAAGAAAAATTAACTTTTGATGAGATACTATTAATCAATATTTTATTAAATCCTGTAACATTTTCAGAATTTATTAATAATGTTGACTTACAGCCGAATGATGAGCCCTTTGAATTAGCCTGGTATCAGAAGCAAATTCTATGCGATTTCAACCACCTGGTAAGCATTTGTGCTGCCCGTGCTACAGGTAAAACAGTCTCTCTAGTACAAAAGATGACTTGGTTATTAACAATGAATATATTTCCAGATGATTATATTTGTTATGTTGTTCCTGGAGAGAATCAATTAAATCCTGTTTGGACTGGGCTTATTCGTAATTTTAGAACAAATTTATTTTTACAACATTTTATTTCAAAAACACAGGGAATAAATGGTTCGCTTCATTCTATTACTCTATTATCTAAAGCGGAGCTAAAATGCCGAATTGCTGGGCAAACAGGTACAGGTGTAGCAGTAATTGGTTTACATACCCCATATTTTATTGTTGATGAAAGTGGTTACTTCAATTGGGGTACATGGCTAGAACTTCAACCAACACTTAACAAATTTACTAGCGGGTGGCAATTAATGGTTGCCGGTGTTCCAGACGGACGAAGAGAAAAATCTGTTTGTTATTATTGTGATACTGCGGAATTTTACAGTTGGCATAGATTTTCTTCAAAAGACAATCCAAGGTTCACGGCTCAGGATTATGCTCAAGCTATTATTGATTATGGTGGAGAAGATAGTGAAGATTTTGCCCACTTTGTTTTGGGGAGACATGGTAATCACGCTTACTCCATTTTTGATAGAAGCTTAATGAAATTAGATGACTATCCAGTTTATAAGCTTGAGATAAATGGAATGAACACAAAGGAAATCGGAGAAATATTCTCAAGATTATCATTTTTACCTGAAATTAGAGCGAAAAAAATAATTATGGGTATTGACCTTGGTTATACAGAACCAACAGCAATTATCGTATTCTCTGTAGAAGATGATAAAATCTTTCGTCCAGAATTAAGAATTGAAATGAAGAAAGTTGAGTTCCCTATTCAAGAAAAAGTTATTGATTATATTGATACTAAATATAATCCAATATTAATCGGATTTGATAGGGGTGCTGGTGGACAAGGTATTTCTTTTGAACAACATCTAAAAGAAGATAAGGAATATGTTCATAAAGAATATAAGAAACGATTAATCCCAATAGATTTTCAATCTTATATTGCTATTGGTTTAACTAAAGATGGAGAAGAGATTAAGCAAAAGGCTAAACCACTTGCAGTTAATGTTGCGCAAGAATACGCAAACTCTCATAGATTAATTTTTAGTATAAAAGATTTAGAGTTCGTTACAGAACTAGAAAGAATGACATATACTAAAACTTTATCAGGAGATATTGTATATAGAACATTAACCGAGCGAGGTGGAAAAAGTGGTGCAGACCACTTTACGAGTGCATTACTTTGTGCTATGCTAGCTTGGCATAGAGAAAATGAATATATAAATTATACAAAAACTAGTAAAAAGAAACTATTTATTTCAAGGTGGATAAAATGACAAAATTACATAAAGCAGAAGCAGAATTAAATTTCTTTAATTATAATGGTGGCAGCGGGGTATCACCATGGTCTGTAGATATTTTAGAGTTTGAAGAAAAAACATCCTATAAAGATATTGTAAACACTTGTAGATTTTTTTACAAGCATGACCCATTAGCTTCAGCAGTCATTAACAAATTAGCTGAAATTTCTACATCCGGCATAACATTTGACGCTGAAGGATTAAATAAAAATGAGATGCGTATTTTTGAAGCTATTAGAAATAAGTTATCTGACTACGCTAGAATCATGGCATTAGAATATCTTTTATCGGGTTTGGTAATTCCTGAAATATCTTTCAGTAGATTTACAAAATCTGATTTACGTTCAATAGGGATAGTAAATATTAAGGGTAGAGACGAAGTTTATTTGCCATCTCACATGTGGGTTAGAGATTCTTCATCTGTAGAGATAAAGCAAGGTATTCTTGGAGATGCACCATCTTATTGGATTAAAATTCCTCAAGATATGATTACATTTATCTTACAGAATGGTACTTATTTAGATGGAACAAAGGATAGAGAACTTTATGATGAACTTGTGAGAGAGTACCCAGAATTTGTTAAAGCCATCAAGGATGGTCAAACAAAGCTGAAGTTAAGCAACCCATTAATTATTCGTGGCCGGTATACTTCTGATAACCCGTATCCAATTCCATATTTATATCCTGTACTGGAAAGTTTAAAACATAAGCGTAATCTACGGCGTATGGATTATTCTCTGGCTTCAAGAGTAATTACTGCCATTATGCTTATAAAAGTAGGTTCAGATGAATTTCCAGTTACAGAAGATGATGAATATTTATTCGACTCACTCAAAATGCAGCTAGCTTGGAGAAATAATGGGACTTCAAGTGATATAGAAAGAATTTATCAATTGTTTGCAAATCATACGGTAAATATTGAATGGGTAATCCCAGATGTTACAGCTCTATTAAATGATTCCAAATATGTGAATGTAAATAAAGATATTATTCAAGGACTTGGACTACCTTCTTTACTTATATCTGGTGAAACAGAAAGAAGTGGTGCAGGTGGGGCTAATGATTACTCTGTAATTTCTCCAGAAGCAACGATGAATGTTATTCGAGAAAAATTATTACCAGTATTACAGGTGATTTGTAATACAATCGCTACTGAAAACAAATTAAAATCAACCCCTGTAATTAAGTTTAATAATCTTAACTTGCATGACTTCAACATGTTTAGACTTGCTATTATGGACTTATACAATAGTGGCAATCTCTCCAGAGAAACTTACACAAAGTGGCTTGGATTTAATTGGGATGAGGAAGTTTCCAAGAGGGAAAGAGAAACTAAATTATTGCAGGATAAGAATATTCCAGAGTTTGCCCCAAAACCTTTCTCAAATTCACCACAAATTGGTCAGCAATCAAAAGAAATTGCTATTACTGAATAAAAATTATTCAATTTTTGTAGTATTTGTGGTATAATATTAATAAAGGGATTAATTCCGGTAGATTAATCCCTTTATATTTATTTGGAGGAAAGAGATGACGATTATTTTAGGAACTTTGAATTTAAAGAAAGAAGCTGAAGCGGCAATCTCTTTAAATCCAAATCTTGTTTGGGCTGAAGCTGTTATTACTGATGACCGCCAAAATGGTAATAATATGCGAATTCCTAGAGAAGAATTTCAAAATATTGTAAAAACAGGTGTGTATACTCCACTAAAGCTGGATGTAGAACCAGCTGGTCATAAAGAAGCTCGTGGGAAGCCAATTGGCACATTTACTGCATTTTCTGAGAGAGAAACAGAAGATGGTGCAGAGCTTCTAGGATTGATAGCTTTATGGCCGAAAGAGCGAGAAGAAGCTATTAGCACATTGAATGAAATGCTTGAACGTGGAGAGCTACCACAAATTAGCTGGGAAGTTAACTATGGTCATGCAGAAGAAGACGAGAACGGCGTGAAAGTTCTGAGAGATGTAACTTTTAATGGTGCTGCAGTAGTCGCTAATCCAGCATATCAGGGTAGAACACCAATTTTTGCAATGGCAGAAATGGAGGATGCTAAAGAGATGGAAGAATTACAAGAAAGAATCAAAGCATTAGAAGCAGAGCTTGAGCAGCTTCGTAAGGAAAACGAAGAACTAAAACAATTCCAAGCGGAAGTAGAAGCGCAAGCTGCTAAAATTGCTAAAATGCAAACTATTAAAGAAAAGTTTCAACCTTTGA